ATGTCTAGAAAAGTAAAAGAATTGAGAATGGATGATGTTGTTTTTAAGCCTAGCTTACAACCTAAACAATCCGGAGATAATACCACCAAACGTAAACCCGATTCAATCCCAATAGGTCAAGTACTTGAAACAGTAAACCGACAAATGCAATTACAAGGACTAAGACATAAGACTTTGTTGACTTATAACCAGACGATGCAAAAATTTGTAGAGTTTTTAAATATTGAAACGGTGGATGATATTAATAAAGAAGGGTTTATGGAGTGGTTAGAATCACTCAGTCATTTAGACAAGACAACTCAAGCTAATAGATTTAGATTTGTATCAGCTATATTAACGAGATTTTATGATAACGGTTGGATTCAAGGTAATAAATTTTGGAAGGACGTTAAAATTAAAGTTGATAAAAAAGTAAAAAAAGCAGCAGACGAAAGAGAGTTAGAAATATTACTATCGGTGATCGACACTACCACATGGCTTGGTTGGCGTGACGTAACAGTTTTACTTCTACTATATAGGACTGGCATACGTATTCACACTTTAACAAGCCTAAAAGAGGAACATATCGATTTTAATGAAAAAATGTTGGTTTTATCTGGCGATATAATGAAGAATGGGCAAGTTTTGAAGATTCCTTTAGAAGATGAATTATTAATGTTGCTAGAACGCTTAATTAAGCAAAATCATGAGGTTAGGAAACGTTATAAAGAGAAAAATGATTATGTTTTCATTACGAAGAGTGGAAAGCCAACTTTGAATGACTATTCCCATAATAATGCTATATCAAAGCGTATAAACGCTTACTCAAAAAAATATGGGCTTTCAATATCACCGCACAAAATACGTAGGTTATATGCAACTAATCTTGTACGTAAAAAAGTACCTTTAGCAATTATATCGAAGGCACTTGGTCATAGTTCGTATGAAGTCACACAGCGTTATATCGAAATGGATGTAGATGAAGTGGCTGATACTTTACGTAAGTATTTATGATGAATTAACAACAATAAAAAAGAAAAAGAGAGTTACCTATTTGCGGTAGCCGACTCTCAACACTCAATTAGCAGTACACCAATACAACTAAATATGAGCGAATATAGCCTTCATTTTACTTGAAAAAAAGTGAAAATGCAAAGGTCTAGTTTCCTATTGTCTTTTTTAGATGATAGCAGCTCTTTGGTGGTTGTCAATAACACCAATTGAAATTAAACTGGTCAGGTTTGTCGTACCGATGCACAAAAGCGACTAGGACACAATACGGCATTCCCTTGTTTGTGCTAGTGTCTGAATGTGGTTGACGCACATAATCGGTCAGGAGTGGAAGGTCTGAATGATTACGGTCATGCAGAATACACGATACATTGTAATTGTTGCTGAGTTCCTCATAACAGTAGGATAAGCATTTACGATACATGCAGAGGTGTGTAGGGGGATTACAAGACGTTTCGAGGGCAGAAGTAGAAACTACGTGTATTGATTCGAAAGGATCACGATTAAACAGGGGCATACAATACGGATACCTTGATTGAGGATTCATGGAATCGGCTGTCTATGTTAGTTGATTCTTTTTTGAGTCGCTAACGTAGGCAACCGAAATCAGCACCAAGCCGTTTTCCTTATCTCGGCTTCATGATGGGGACGGTAAACAAGCTTGTCAATAAAAAATCTTTAATATTTCATAATATTTCTTTTAATAGAAAATATTTCTTGTAGTATAATAGGAGTAGATTTATTGAACTACTTTATAGTTGAAAGTTGGGATATTGTTGATAAAAGAAATAATCGAAAAGATGGACACCTTAATACCAATATTGACTTTGATATTTGGCGGTATTAGTCTTCGCAGTGTATTCATATCGTTTTATACATCTCTATCTTACGATTCATTTGATATGAGATTATTACAAAGAGATAAGTTTGCAATGATCAAATTTAAAAAAAATATAAGTATATTTCTGATTATTATTCCTGTATATTGTGCATTAGCATTCTTATTAGCATATGAAGCAATAATTTTCCCAGAATTTATTTCGATATTTAGTATTGCTTTCCTTGTTTCTACTGTAGGCATAATACTTCGCTATTTAGTATCTTTTTTAGAGTTTATCTTTATAAAAAGTGTTAACATTAGATGGTTACATTGGGTAAAAATCCTCTTAGGTAAACTTTCTTTTATTTATAAAGTGAATGTTAAAACAAAAATTTATATGACATTAGCTTTCTTGCTTTTTTCTCTAACAATGCTTGCTTATGGGTATATTGCTGGTGTAGAAACGGTATTTACTAGCCTAACAGATTATTTAATAACAATGATAGGGATTTCATTTTTATTAATATATTCGTTAAAACCAGATACTAAATCTATTGATTACATCTTTAAAGAAGAAAATGATAATTTAATCAACTTGTTAGAAAAGTATGAGATTACAGAAGATCTAAGATTAGAGTACTTTTTGACTGATTCAATAGCTGTACTTTCAACTGAAGATAGAGTATTCAGAGTAATTAAACGAATATCGGAATCTAAAAGTACATACGAGATATATAAAATTAATGAGTAAAGTTCACTGAAATAAAGAGTTATTTGGAGGAAAAAGAATTGAAGGACTATTTAAAAACTATAAATTATGATTTACATGGATTAAAAAAACTAATATTAGAAGGAAGTAATTCTCTAAATTTTAGCTCTGGACCAGTATTCTCTATCTTTCGTGATATTTGTATAGCTCTTTATGAAACTAACAAAGTATTAAAAAAAGACAGTGTTATACTTTCTGATTTGCCCCAAATAGAAGTAATTGAAGAAATTAGAAATAAGGTAAAGACAAATCAAGGTTTTCAAAATAGGGAAATTTTCAATAAGCTCCTTGATGGACATAAAAGTATTTTTGGAGATGATATTGATAACTTGGGATTCTATATAGATAATAATACATTGGCTAGTAGTACTTTATTCCCAACTTTTGTTTTCGCTAATACACATTATTTAAATACTTTGTTTAATGAATATGATAGTAACGATCACACAAACCTTGACACTACTATTGCTTCATTGATACAAGTAATTTTAGCTTTGATAAATCAACCGATACATTTAGACTCTAAACCATTTAAAAATATTAATGAGAAAGAGTATGTACTTAAAGATGTTTGGGATAAAAGGTTTTACACCGAAGATATAATTTATAATGTACTTTTTACAAGACTTCTTCTTATTCAAAATGAACTAACTACCTGTACTTGGCTAGAAAATCATCTGGATTATCAATCACCTAAATTTAATTTAGATAAATACATTCTATTACGTTTAACCTCCATTAAGTTATTTGAAACAATGAGGAATCTATTGGATATGAGGGACAGAGCTGAACTCCAAGAATATTGGATTGATCTCAATTTGAATAGTTTGGACTATTTGCTTGATGAATATGAAAATACATTTGGAGAAGAGATGAAAACATTAAGAAATATGCTTCATTATAATAATATGGGAATTAATTTTTATGATTACCTTCAGCAACAAATTCAAAAAGATAATGAGTACCCAGATAAATTATTAAAAGTTATATTTAAATACACTTATGAGATTAGAAGAAGTATCTCAGATACTATCAACATCCAATCATATAAAAGTATGAGCGACCTTGAAAAAATATCTTGTATAATTAATAGTAGTACTTAAATATTTTTTAACAACAATCAAATTAAAACAGTTTCTTTTTGCAACTAGTATCTACTACTATGGATAATTTGACATTCATTATTCAATAAATTACTATTATAGTAATTGAATAGATAATATTAACAATAGGTACTACATTTTGTAGTTTAAATTGGGAAGTCGGAGTAGATTAATCTTATTCTTAAAGCCGACGCTGTTTACGCAACTGTGAATGCTGATAAAGCAAGCCAGGAGACCAGCCAAACACAATTATTATTACTCTTCGGAGTAAAGTGTTTGCTAGTTCATGCGTATTTTTAAACAGCATTTCAAGCCACTTTACTGAGGAGCTATTCAATAATTCTTGGTAAAGAGGTGATTAAAATGGAAATGCTAAACATTTTTCTTTCTATTGCTACTTTTATATGTTTATTGATTTTTGGTTTAGTAAACATAGTATTAAAAATAATTGAGTTAAACAAATGATCTTAGAGCGCAGCCATTTGATTGGTTTGCGCTTTTTTTATTTTTATTCAACTTAGATTTAAATAGTATAAAAAGGACTAGCTATGTGCTAATCCTCTAATATCAGTTAAACTTTTTATTTGCTAATTGTTTAGCTAATAGTATGGTGTTTTCTACAGAGGCTATCAATAATTCCTTCTCTGCCTCGTCTAACTCGTTTATTATTTCATGTAGCTTTTTGTCAGCATCACTCTTGTCGTTAGGTTTAGGAACAAAATAATTTTTCTGATCACTACGTCCTAACAGGTAATCAATAGATGTATCAAAATAATTTGCTATAGTAATTAGTTTATCAATGCCAGGAGTAGAGGTGTCCCATTTTCTAATTTGACCATTGGAAATCCCATTTTTTCTCTCTAACTCAGCAATTGTTATCTTTTTTTCTTTACAGAGTGTTTTTATTCTTTCAACCAAACTCATTCGTCATATCAACCTTTCTAGTGTTTATAGAAAAAATATCAAATAAGTTAATGATATAGTTTGACAATTAGTTTATTTGATAATATACTGTGTTCATAAGCAAAGTTATTACTAAAAAAAGAGTATAAAAAAGACAACCTACAAACACATTTATTTCGTTGGGGAACGGGTAAAGTGTAGATTTCACAGGCTTTTTTAAAGTCTTATTTAGCTATGCATAAATAATATCATATAAGATAATTTGTGTAAATGAATATTATCTAAAAAGCTAATTGATTAACTTATATTTAAATATGATTAAACTTAAACACAAAGAGGAGAGATTATATGAGCAGCCTATATAGCGTTTTACACCCGAATTATAGAGGGACAAAAAAGTACAGTGTTTTGGTATCTACACAGATTTTAGTGGTATCCGATTTTACCGAATATAAAGGAAATAAATTATTAAATCGTAATGCGTATTTAAAATATGGAGATAAATTTAATAGGGTAATGGTGCAGCTAAGTGGAGAAAAAACATTAGTTGAGGTCAAAGAGGCTTCTTACACAGTGCGAAAAAAGAATTATTATAACACTGTAATTGATGTTCTGCTTGCATTTGACGTGTTTGCAAATAGCGCTGAAGAAGCTGTCAAAAAGATGAGAAGAACACTAGAAGGGGATATAGTAATCAACAACTTTATATTAATCGATGCGGATACATCAAGAATGGATTTTGATTGTGAAGTCTTATCATATCAGTTCGATGATAGTTATCTAATTAAAGAGATCACGATATATGATGAAATGCCTAAGAAATATGAGCAACTTGCGTCACTAAAAGTATTTGTGAAGGGTGATATACCTAAATTAATAGAGGGCATTATTCCAGAAGAAGTACCAGAATGCTTTGGAGAGTGGATTGTTCCGTATAAATCGGATGATTTATCAAATGATGATATTTACAAATTTGAGGGATTTAAACTGACTATCGAAGGTTTAAAAAAGATAGATTATAAATTACTCCCTATATCCTTTAACGTGATAGGAGAGGGGGTAGCAGAATTCTATTTTGCTTTTAATTTCAATGTATATGGTTATAGTCCTGATCATGTAAGCGACTTATTTGAACAAATTTTCAATCAAGAAAATATAAAAATAGATGATTTCATATTTATAGATGATGAAAATTTTATCACAACAAAACTAGAAGTCATTAAAATCTATGACACTATAGTTGAAGAGGTTGCACAAGAATATGGACGATAAACTAAGAGATGTCGAACAATGTTACTCAGGTTATTTGGAAATAGAAAACAAACAAGAGTTTGAGAAAGTCATAAGTGAGTTGTTATGTGATTTGGGGTCACTAGACGCTTATAACCTTCTCACATAACTGAAACTATGTTAGATAAAACGACCTTCTTCTAAGCCCTACCAAAAGCCAAAGAAGAAAAGTCGCAAGTAGTCGGAGGGGATTTATTCCCCTTCCCTATTGATAATAATATTATTTACTAATTTACGCAAATTTTGACTTCGACTAGCTACTTGCAAAAGTTACTATTATTTTTGGATGAGTTTAAGATCAGCTAATAAAAATTTGCATTTAGTGTTAGAGGGGATACTAAAAAAGTTTTAAGGCTCGACTGTCACTTCTCGAACTTTTACATTATAATATTAATAAATACATAGAAAATTAACGAAACGCAAATAAACACTTACAAACTAATTGTAAATGTGTTGATTTTGTTCTACCTATATTTAGAATGGTGGTAGATTAATATGTGTAAGGTTGCTATTTAGAAAATTATAACATGAAGGGAGAACGAGTGTAAATAGATTTCGGTAATATAATACACATTATTTTACCTATACATCCCTTTAAAAGGTAAAAGAAAGGAGAACGCAGATGCAAGAAACTAAGTACTATACGATTTTTAATAAAAATTTAGCTTGTGCATTGTCATACTTGACTGGTCAAAAATTTTATACGTTTGATTCGTTTGAGGATGCAAATAAAAAAGTGTACAGCTTTGAACGAACAGATAGATTAAACAAGGCGATGACACAAATTCAGCAATTGAAAAATTCAAACTAAAATAGGAGAGTACATTATATGAGCGAACAAGTAAATAACAATTATTTTGAAGAGATATTTAATAGTATAGAGATGTTACCAGAGCAACCAAGAAAGAAATATCGAATCGTAATACAAATACCCAACAGCGTCATCAAAAATAGGGATATCACTGTAAATGCATTTGCACTTTATATCTATTTAAAGCGCGAGTCCTTCAAGAAACGTGACAGTAAATTACAGCTAGATCACAAAAGGGTGCGTCACAAACTAGGAATGAAGGATAATCGACCATTATTAGCAGCGTTTCAGAATCTACATAGTCAAGGATTAATAGAAGAAGAGATTTTAAAGATGCCTATACATAGTCCACTAATCATTACACTATTAGAGGTTGCTACAGAGCCTTTTACGCAACTACCAATTGAGTTACTCGACAAGGTTAATATAATAAAGCCTTGCGGTCTAAGACTTTTATATTATTACGAATCCTTTATTAATCGTAAGCAGATATTGAGACTATTCGCTTTCCCTTGTTTTGAAACAATCAAGGATGACACTGGAATAAGTCATAACGCTATCATTAAATACAATAACCTATTGGTTAAAAATAAAATGTTAAAGATAGATAAGCACAAAGCTGAACAAGGTGAATACGGATTCGAGAAATGGAATAATCACTATTCCGTACTATGGGATAAGATAATTAGTTAGATAAATACATAATTTATATTTAATAGTCTACATATAATAATAGAAGAAGATAGAAGTAGTCGTACATAATTTAGTAGAAGAAGAGAGAAGAAGAAAATTTGAATCAGATGAGCAATGAACATTGCGCAGATGAAATACTGTATCTTAATTATCTTAATTATATTTACTTCTTGTTACACTCCTTTTTATGCAAGGTAAGGTAGTGAAAAAAGGAATCAGAGGTTGCAGAAAAAGGAATCAGAGGTAGTGAAAAAAGGAGTTAGGTAAAAGTGATAAAAAAATAAGGTGATTTTGATGTTATTTTGATATCAATTAAATCAATAAAAAAGGAAGAGGGAATTTAATAATATGGCGAAAAATAATAATCGAGGAATTTACATTCAATCAGTTGAAGCTTCTAAAATTTACAATCATGAATTCAGAGGGGCTCATTTAAAGAATGAGTATTTGGGAATGTTGCCATATTCATTAATGAGCATCAAATTGCAAAATTTAAAAGGATTTAAAGTGAAGGAAAATGAAAGTAAAACAAAGTACATAACTGATGATATTATCAATGTTTCATTCAATTACAATGCAGAAGCTAATGCAGATAATACAATTGAATATCTATCTAGTATTTACAATAGAAATTTATCTAAGTTAGATGAGGTGAAAACTGATAAAGCCAAAAATAATGCATTAAATAAACTAGAATCGTTACAAGAGTATATAGATAAGATAAAAGCTGATAAAGATAAAGATGTATGGAAGTTAAAACTAAAAATGAATTACGGAAATTATTGTATGAGGAAGGCTTTACAATTACTAATGATAAGGGTAAACCAATCAAATACTTACAGTTTCAACGTTCAAGTAGTAAAAGTCGTAAGGCTGAATGTTTATTCATAAAAGAGACGTTATACAATGAAATGATAAAGTGGTCTCGTATGCAATTATCATTTATTAAAGATGAAAAAGTAGACTTAATATCGTTACGTGCATATGAGAGCTTAGTTGGTTCTAGCATCATTAATACTTTGCAAATTAATCCGGAAAATATTTTAGTCATTAAAGATGTAAAGTCAACATTTAAACAGGATGTTAAACTGATTCAGGCAACTAAAGAAAAAGGAAAGGACAAATTAACTCTAAATAATAAAGAAAATTATGATATTACCAATGACATTTTTGATGGGGAGAGTCTTCTTGATAATAGTGTCTTTGCAGAACACGGGGTAGCCGATAAAGGTTTTGCGTTGTTACGACAACACTTCTTTAAATCAGCAGCGTTTAATACTAATATTCAAGATTTCCTTAAAGATAATACACCAGATGAAATTGAATATGATGATTGGGAAATTACAAATATGTTTGGTGAACCTATGTTTGCTAAAAATGTAGATATGATATGCACACCTAATAGTCTCAAATTCATGAAATTCGCATACAAAATGAATAAAAATACTGATTTTGAAAATCAAAAAGCAATGTGGGGATTCTGGAAAGCGATAGTTGGAAATGAGAATAATGTTTTTGGGGTATGTAAGCATGAATCAGCTTCACATGCAGGTGTAGATGAAAATGGTTTCATGGTACAGCGGATGAGTTATCAGATGTTAAATGCAAGTGGTGCTAGTTATGGTGATATTAAGCAATTATCACAATTTGAGTTAAATTACATAGAAAAATTAAAAAATGATGTCATGACATTTATCCAGCATCTAGAAATGACAAAAAGTGAGCAAAATGTAAATCAATTATACATTGACTTATATAATCGAAATCAAAACATAGTGTATACAAAGTTTTTTAAAGATTTTAGATCGTCAATAGTAAATCGCTACATCAATAAATTAAAACGTGGAAATATTAGAGTGCGCGCTGATAATTTAGTGTTGTGTAGTAATCCGATAGAGATGTTATACGCTGCCATTGGTAAGTTGACTAAAATAGAGCCTATTACATTATCTTGCAATCAAGTGTATACGACACAATTTGAATTTAGCGAAGAAATAGTACTTCATCGCAATCCAACAACTAGCCCGTCTAATATGCTTTTAGCGAAAAATACATACAATGAAAAAATTAAGAAATACATAAATGTAACGAAAAATATTTTAGTGGTAAATAGTATTAAGCATGATATAATGACACGTTTATCAGGCTGTGATTACGATAGCGACTTTGTACATACAAGTAATGATAAAACACTATTTAAACTAGCTACATACGCAAAAGAAAACTACACTCTTTGTGTGGATGATGTCGAAGAGGACAGTAAAACAACATACTCATTAAATGACGATGACATGGCACTAGCTGATGACAATATAGGAGTTAGTGGTAAATTGATCGGTGAGATCGTTAATCTTGGTCAGTTATGTATGAGCGTACATTATCATTTGGTGAATAATAACAAGTACGATGACGCAAAAGATGTAATGCACTTAGTTGATTTAGTAACTTGTATATCAACTCTTGTAATTGATATGGCTAAAAAGTCATTTGTAGTCAATATCAAAGGTGAAATTGCATCTATTAGAGGTAAAATTAAAAAATATGTCAGAACTAATAATAAAACAACTACATGGATATGCAAAGAGAAGGATCATACAGTAAAGCCGTTATTTTTTGAAATGGTTGAGAGCAAGAAGGATAAAGTCGTCTATGAGCAATATAAATGTCCTATGGATTTTTTACAGTCAATCTTGAAAGAAGAATCTAAAAGGGCAACCGAAACAAAGACTATTGAATTGACTGATTTACTTAATACATATGATAAAGATAAAGCTAATCGAAATCAGCTTGATGAATTGATTAAGATTGGCAATGAGTTAAATACATATTTCAAAAAAATACATACCAAGTCATTACCTAAAGAAAAGAAAACGAATGCAATAAATGACTTTATGCGAAAAATGAAAACTAAAATAATTAAATTGAAAATGAAGGAAGATACAGTGTACGCCTTATTGCTTAATATTTTTGATGAAAAATCAAGAGTTAAACTAGATACAAAACATACTAGATTGTTAAAATTAATTGCGGAAACACATACTGACACATTTGTAAATGTTTTTTGTGAAAATTTTAACGGAAGTAGTATTGAAAATAGCTTGAAAACCGCATGAATACTAGGTTTGTGGGCTGTTAAATAGTTTATCTATATGGAAGAGATAACACATTTCTTTCATTCCTCTTTAATAAATTCCTCCTTTTTAGGACTGTTACTTGACTACGACTAGGTGGTAACAGTCCGACCTTTTTTATAAAGGTGATAGAGGGATATTTTTTAAACTTAATTTTTAAACGAAAATGAATAAAATTATCCATAATAAATATAACCCGTGAAAATATAAATAGCAATGTAATAAATTAAGAGAAAAGTGGTGAAAAGGTAGAAATGACGTTTGAAGAAAAATGTGAACTATATAAAACGATGCGCCTTAAAAAAATCAAGGCAAAAGAACTTGCGAAAATTTGTGAGTGCAGTAGTAGCTGGATCAGCCAAGTTTTTAGCAAGGAAGAAGTGCAACTTAGTCAAGATATGCAGGATAAAGTAATTAGTTATATCAATAGCAAGTAAATGCAAGACAGAGATAAATAGTTGTAGTGAGATACGCAGCAAAAAGGAAAAGGTGGAAATTATATTGGATAATATTTATGAGGAGTTAGTAGCAGGATTAGATTTAGATGAGTTAAAGGAATTAAAAGGTTTTAATGGACGTTATTTAATTGATATTAAAAACGGACGTGTATTGGATACTAAGTTAGATGAATACAAGAAAAACACAGTTAACGACAAGGGGTACATTTACCATCGTTTAGCAAATGTAGATGGAGAGGATGAAGTTATTTCTTTACATCGGATTGTAATGCGTGCTGCTTTAGAAGTCGACCATGACATTTGGCGTAAGCTTAATTTAGTAGTTGATCATCGTAATAACTTGTCATATGATTGTAGATTTGAGAATCTTCAACTTTTAACACAAAGCGAAAATTTAAAGAAACGTAGAGCGTTAAAAAATAGGAAGAGATTTACTCAAGAAGAAATTGCTAAATTAAATGCAGAATTTGAGCAGTTGGAAGAAAAGCACGGAGAACTACATTCTATTTATAAGAGATTAAGTAAAAAGTATAAATGTTCAGTTATCACTATACAGAATCGATATTTAGCATATAAAAAAGAAAATTAATACATAATAGCAAACTGATTTCAGACGAATCTAGCAATACAGTTATACATAAAAGTAAAGCTCGATTCGTCTCACAGAGGTACATACATAAATTTACAAATTAAAAATTACAAAGAGGAAAAGGGGAAATTATTATTATGACAAAAATTATTGAATTATTAAATGAAAATGGACAAGTATTTGCAACGAGTAAACAAGTGGCTGAGGATTTTGGGAAGCAACATGGTCATGTCCTACGTGATATAGAGAATCTGAAAAAAGATGTATCCAATTTTGGAGAGATGTTTACTGAGACTAAAATACTTGATAAATACAATCGTGAGCAACCTGCATACAATCTAAATAAAGATGGATTCACATTATTAGCATTCGGATTTAATGGTAAAAAGGCTATGCAGTTTAAACTTGATTATATTAATGCATTCAACAATATGGAAGCACAATTGAAAGAGTTAGATACTGTAAAAGCTACTTCTCCAGTATTCGATCTAGAATACTATGATGTTAAATTTAAAACAACTCAACGAGTTAAGAAATATTTTAAAGATGAAGCAGAAGATTTAACTGTTGCATATGATAACTTTGTAAAGTGGTCACGCAAACGATTAAATGTTAAGCAGCGCATCCGACAACTGGAGCATATCTTAGTTGCTGTAGATTTAAAATGTAAAGAAAATGGAAGTATTAATAATTCAAATTACTATCGTATACGAGAAGATGTTATTGCATTGCGTGAGCGTATTTTACGTGATATAGATGAAATTAATAATCGGTCATACGGTCAAAAAGTATCACAGGCTAAAAAAGCAATCTAATACATAATGGTAACAATATTTTATACATAACATTGAGGGATACACTAATGTGTGTCTCTCACTTTTCTAATATACAAATTATTCCTGAAATACCCTATAATATTTATTGGGAGGGATAAAGATTGAGAGATAAACTAAAGAAACACCTAAATAAAGATATGTCTTTTTACGCTAAGTTTAAAAATTATGGGATAAGAAATATCCAAATGGAAACTAAAAAAAGAAATTTAAAAGTTTCGAAAGTTGAAAGAGTGTTGCTGCATGACTTATACGATATCGATGGTGATTTTATGTGTGATCATATATGGGTAAGTAACTCTTCTCTATTTAAAGATCAAAATGTAAAAGACGGTGATATCGTACAATTTAAAGCGATTGTTGATAGTTATATAAAGGGGTATCTTGGAAAAAAAGATGATAAAAATACTGTCATAAAATTAGATTACGGTCTTAATCATGTAAGGGAAGTTAAAATCTATCAAGGTAACTTAAATATTGATTAAATATAAAGGAAATTATCGTCAATCAAATACATACCCTAAAGGCTGTGAAATTGCAATACATACATCAAAAAATCAAGACCTTCGAGTTTCCTCCTAGTTTTTAATTAGGGGGTTTTTATTATGTCTGGTACATGGTGAACCAGAACTAGAAAAAACGATAGTTCAATACGAACCAGCGACTTTTACTTTGAAAACTGCATCAAACAGCTAAAGCACTTAGTGATGAGAGGGCCGAGTTTGGTGTGGTTTTGAGAGCAAAAAGTTATTACAAATATTTCATCTCCTGGTTTATGATTGGGTAGATAGGAGGTGAAAATATGTATAGTATCCAAAACTTTAAAAAAATGGCTGAATTACAAGAGGAATTTAATAGATTAAAGGAACAAAACGATAATATCTATCACTCAACTATTCTTCCAACCATAAAAACTGAAGTTTCTAATTTATTTAATGCTTTAAAAGACTTTTTTGCATCGAATGAGTTGGAAATAGCTGATATATCTAATAATAAATATCAAGCTATACACATTAATTCAATAATCGAAGTGGAAAAAGTCGGTCAAGAGATTAAGTTGAAAATTGATTCGGAGGAAATAGATGTAATAAGACCATACATTAGTCCAGTTAAATACAGTGCTCCTCAAGAGATTGTAAAACCAGATAAATTAGAACGCAGCATTAATGGGTTACAAGAGCGTCTATTAGCAGAAAAAGGTGTAGCAAAAAGTTATAGTGATCTAAGAATAAAGTTCATAAATAAAAATAATGCTCTTTTTCAAGATAAAGAAGAAGTAATCAAAAGACTTTTTGGTAATTAACTTTAAGGCACATTTTTGTGCCTTTTTTTATTTTACAAAGCAACTAGCATAATGGGGTAATTACGAAACAAACAAATGACGGTGGAGGTGGTGGTTATGAGATATGGCTAGACCGAGAAATCCGAAGCGTGATGAAGCGTTTCAAATGTGGCTTGAAAGCAAAGGGCAAATGCTCTTGAAGGATATTGCCGAGCAATTAGAGTTATCAGATTCACAAATTCGTAAGTGGAAGAACCAAGATAAATGGGATGACCATTTGATAGGTAACGTTACTAAATCCAATGGTAACGTTACTAAACGAAGTCGAGGAGCTCCAACTGGCAATAACAACGCTAAGGGCCATGGTGCACCTAAGCAAAATCAGAACGCAACTACTCATGGTTTTTTCGCTAAGTTCTTACCCGTAGAAACACTCGAAATCATGGAAGCGATGAACGAGTGTTCTCCAGCCGATTTAATCTGGGATCAAATACAGATACAGTATGCTGCTATCATTCGTGCTCAACGTATAATGCATGTTACTGATAAAGGTGAAATGATTAAGGAGCTTAAGAAAGCAAAATACGAATACTATCCACGTTCTAAAGAAGATGGCGGAGGGGTGGAACAAGCTACAACTGAAGAAGAATACAACTTCCAATTCCCATGGGAACGACAAGCGCAACTACTCACTGCTCAATCGAGAGCAATTGGGGAGTTGCGTTCTTCTATTCGCCAGTTTGTTGAGATGGCAGACCAGGATGATGAACGCAGGCTGAAACTTGAGCAGTTGCAGTTGAACATTGATAAGACCAAGGCGGAGATTGAAAACATTAAAGGTGAAGATGAAACTTCAGAGCCAATTGAAATAAAAATCGTTAGAAAAACATCGAGATAATTTTATGCATGAAATGTTGGGAAATAAGAAAAAGAGACACTTGAAAATGCTGTTAAATCAACGATGTATAAAATCTTGCATAATGGATAAAAAGAGACAGTTTGAGAACTTTGAAGTAACAACGTTTGGGAAAATATTAACTTCCTAAAACTATTATTATGTAAACAAGAAGTGAATGTTTAATACAGTAAAATGTATGGATGTGTTGGAATAATGAAGATAGAAAAAGAAGTAAATCCACACTTTGAAGATTTTCTTTTTGACTGGAATCAAAAGTTTCAATTTCTGGTTGGTGGTTATGGTTCGAGTAAGTCGTATCATGTAGCGCTAAAACTCATATTAAAGGCTATAACGGAAAAACGGAAGATTCTTGTGATGCGTGAGGTCTACGAAACACATAAAGACAGTACAGTTTCTCTCTTTAGAGACATACTGGAAAGTCTAGATATGCTAGATGATACTGGACGTAAGAAAGTCGCTAAAGGAAAGGCAAGAGTGAAAGAAAGCCCTTATGAAATCCTTTTTAGCAATGGTTCAAAGATCATTTTCAAAGGTATGGATAAACCAGCGAAGTTGAAGTCGATTCATGATATATCAATTATTTGGGTGGAAGAATGTTCAGAAGTTAAATACGAGGGCTTTAAAGAGCTTATGCTTCGTTTACGACATCGTACATTGTCATTGCATATGATTCTTTCTACTAATCCAATCGGTAAGGATAATTGGACTTTTAAACATTTCTTCAACGATGAATTAGAAGAGTATCATGTATTAGATGATAAAGACCTGTATGAGCAAAAGACAATGGTTGTTGGTGACACATATTATCATCATTCTACTGCAGACGATAATCTTTTCTTACCACAAGAATACATTGATGAACTAGATGGAATGAAAGTATACGATCCTGACTTGCATCGAATTGCAAGATTAGGGCATTTTGGTGTAAATGGATTAAAAGTATTGCCTCAATTTGAGACCTTAGAGCATGAACAAGTTCTCGAAGCTATAAAGAACATCGCTGATCCAGTAAAACGTGTGGGCATGGACTTTGGTTTCGAGGATTCTTACAATGCGGTACTACGTATGGTTGTTGACCACGATAATAAGTGGCTCTATATTTATTGGGAATACTACCGTAATAAAATGACTGATGACGAAACGGCAGAAGCATTGAAAGAGTTCAAGGAAACGCGTGAAAGAATTTATGCTGATTCAGCAGAGCCTAAAACAATTGCTTATTTTAAGAAGCAAGGTTTTTACATCAAAGGTGCAAAAAAGTTCCAAGGTTCACGATTGGCTTACACAAAAAAGATGAAACGATTTAAGAAAATCATTTGTTCAAAAGAATGTAAAAACACAATACGAGAATGGCAGCATCTAACATATAAAAAAGACCGTAGTGGTGCTATCATCTATGATGATTTTAATATTGATCCTCATACATTTTCAGCAGCTTGGTACGGATTAGATGGATACGAAGTTACCAATGTAAAAGGTGGCATGAGCGTATTGATGTAAGGGAGGTAAAATATGTTTCAAACAACACATACAGATGAATTAATTGCATTTATTGAAGCAAATAAACCAGCACCAACAGCTGTTATTAAAGAAATATATAATGCTTTTGATACATCAAAAATGATTGAAGGTATTCGCTATTATAACGGCGAGAGTGCTATTACTATACGTAAGATTTACAAGTACGAGAATGGCGTTAAAATAGCTGATGATGATGCAAGAAATGAAAAGATAGTGTCTGGATTCCATAAAATCCTTGTTGACCAAAAGACTGCATATCTTGTAGGTGAACCGATGTCATTTGGAAGTAAATCGGACAATCAGATACAATTAGAATTTCTTGAAGAAATTATCGGTGAAAAATGGGAAGATACAATTCCAGAACTAATAAAAAATGCGAGCAATAAAGGAAAGGAATGGCTTCATCCGTTTGTAAATGAAACAGGTGATTTTTCTTACATGATCATTCCGGCTGAAAACTTCATACCAATTTATGATAAAAAGACACATGCGCTCGCTGCAGGTGTTTATTTTTATGCCATTGATTCAACTACAATGAAAATGGAAGTATGGACAGATGAAGATGTGACCTATTTTGAAATGATTGAAGGAGAGGTTTACATTGATGCAAGCGAGGAAGTAAATCCTGCACCGCATTTCACCAATGCAGAGGGTAACGAGTGGAGGAAGTGGGGCAAAGTACCGTTTATCAAATTTGCGAACAATCAAGAAGAATTAGGTGACCTACATTATTACAAGTCCATCATTGATACCTACGACGAATTATTAAGTGATGCGCAGAATACTTTGCTGGATATGCAGTCAGTTATTTATGCGTTGATAGGATATGAAGGAGAGAGCCTGAAAGAGTTCACTGAAAACATGAAGCGTTATAAAGCTGTAAATCTTGATGAGAATGGTGATATGAAAATTGTTCGTGCTGAAGTACCAGTAGATGCCTACAAGAACCAACAAGCATTGCTGAAAGAAAATATTTATGCGTTTGGACAAGGGGTTAATCCTAGCCCTGACGTTATTGGAGATGCGCCTAGTGGTGTAGCATTAGAAAATTTATATTCGCTATTGGACATGAAAGCATCTATTCTCGAACGAAAATTCACACTCGCTTTACGTGATTTTATGTGGTTTATCAGCGAGTATTGTGACCAGGCCAAAAAAGGTGATTTTGATTATCGTGATGTTACATTTAACTTCAATAAGATGCTACTAACAAATGAGGCTGAGATTGTACAGATGGCTAGAGACAGCAACGGTATCATTTCTACGACAACGATTCTTGAGAATCATCCATGGGTGAGAAACGTGGCGCAGGAACAAATCCGATTGGATCAAGACGCTAAATTGTACGGCAGGGATTTAGAGCCATTAGATGATAAGTAAGACAAAGAATAGTCTACTTCCCATACGTTAAACGAATTTAATAAATAGACAAGTAAATAGACAGATTCAAAGACGCAAAACGTTATATCGTGAGCGTTATTATTTTGTCTTTAAAACGGTGGTTTTATAGATAGGAGGCGAGGCAAAGTGAACCAACAAGAAATCAATAAGATCCTTGATGGAATGATGATGAACACTGAAAAGGATATTGAAGTTGTCTTCGCTAAACGCCTTAAATCAATACTCGCTCAAACGTTAGAAATGCACAAAAAGTTTGGTAAGAATGGTCAAGCTACATGGACAGATGTTAACAAGTACAATCGATTCAATCAGGAAATGAAATTGATTGCACAACAGCTAAATACTGATTACAAAGCAGTTATTAAGCTGATACGTGAATCAGAAGAACGACTTTACATCGAGAGATACTTAATGATGGCCTATCTGCTTGAACAGTCCACTGGTGAGGAAATGGGCTTTAAGATTCCGTCAGTTGAAACCATTCAAGCTGCACTCGATAATCCAGTTGAGTTTCTGACGTTACCAAAAGTATTTGAGGCCCACAGGAACGATATTATCAGGCGTTTGAATATCGAGATAGCACAGAGTTTACAAGCTGGTGAAAGCTATACGGACATGGCTATTAGGATTGAGAACGCTATGGGATGGACAAAAAATAAGGCAATCTTAGTGGCACGAACAGAAGGTGGTCGAGTTAGATCGCAGGTTGACCTAGCCATCGAAGAACAGGCAAGCAAAACAGCGAGGTTAACAAAAGTGTGGATGTCCTCACTTGATACCAGGGTTCGCAAGTCTCATAGAAAGCTAGACGGCCAGAAAGCTGATAAAGACGGTTATTATCACTATGGGAAGTGGAAATCGAAAGCTCCGAGGCTTTGGGGTGTTGCATCGATGGATATTCAGTGTCGCTGTCATACGATTTACATGGTTAATGGCAAGTTACCAGAGTACCGCAGAGGAAGAGACTACATGGACGATACGTACCAAAAGAAATTGGCTGCTCTAATTGATGCCTATATGGAGGACCTAGGGTTGACGTACAAACAAGCATTTAACAAAGCATACAAAGAGGTAAAGCCTCCTAATGTTACGATGCTTTATGTAAGTTATTACGAGTGGAAAAAGAAATTTAGCGGAGAGGGTTGATAGCTTATGGCGAATAACAAAGGCACAGTAGAAATTTCTATCATATATAAAAATGGTGTTCGGGATAGCTTTAGTATCCCAGCCAATGAAGCTCATGCACAAAAATTAGTGGGTATTGGAGCAGAAATAGGTGGACACGAAGGCGAGTCAAGCTTTATTGCACTGACAAATAAAGATACGGATGAGTGCCTTTTTGTTAATTTGGGCGAGGTACGTTCTGTTCACTTGAAAACTGTAGTCACTGAATAAGTGGCTTTTTATTATGCTTAAAAGCCGTCTTTTTGCTTTGCAGACGTTAAAGATTCAAAGCCAAAACCTATCGTGCGTACTACGATAATGCGAAATAGGAGGATTAACACATGAAAAAAGAAGATTTAATTGCATTAGGTTTAACGGAGGAACAAGCACAACAGGTTTTAGATGGTTTTGGCACTATGGTTCCTAAGAGTCGTTTGGATGACAAAATCACCGAGGTAAATGATTACAAACAACAAATTGCTGATCGTGATACACAACTTGAAAAACTAAAGAAAGTTGATGCTAAAGGGATGCAAGACGAAATCGATCGTTTACAACAAGAAAACCAACAAACTAAAGCCGATTTTGAAAGCCAACTTTCTCAAAAGGATTACGACTTTGCATTAACGGAAGCGCTACGCACTGCAAAAGCTAAGAATCCGATTGCTGTGAAAGCTTTGTTAAACGTTGAAGCTATCAAGTTAGTAAATGGCCAATTAGTTGGGCTTGATGAACAGATTACAGCACTGAAAGCTTCGGACGATTACTTATTTGTTGCTGATGGTCTGAAAGGCAAAACACATCCAAATCCAGAAGGTGGGGGTAAACCGGATAAAAACCCATTCAGTAAAGACAATTGGAATCTTACAGAGCAAGGTCGTTTACTTCGAGAAGAGCCGGAGAAAGCAAAACAATTACAAGCCTCAGCAGGGCAGTAGGAGGAATTAATTTATGACAACACGTATTGCAGATGTTATCGTACCAGAGGTTTTTAACCCGTACACGGTACAACATACAAACGAATTATCAGCGCTATACCAATCAGGCATTGTGGCACCAGTAGCAGAATTGAAGAACAGTTTAGGTAAAGGGAATCGCTACTTCAATATGCCGTTTTGGAATGATTTAGGTGGTGATGATGAATCACTAGAAGATACGTCAGGATGGGCATTAACGCCAGACAAGATTACTTCAAATCAAGATATGGCAACACAATTGTTTCGTGGTAAAGCATGGTCCGCAACTGACCTGTCACGTACATTATCGGGTGACGATCCAATGAAAGCTATTGGTGATTTAGTAGCTGGCTACTGGAATCGTCGTATGCAAGCAGCGTTAATTTCGACGTTAAAAGGTTCATTCACTACTATTACTGATACTCATGTTAATGATATTTCAGGTGGTACAGGTGATGCAGCGAAGATTTCAGGTCCATCTATTGTTGATACGATGTCCAAATTAGGGGATGCACACGAAGTTTTAACAGGTTTAGTAATGCATAGTGTTCCTTACTTCAACCTTGTAAAACAAGGGTTATTAGAAGATGTACGTGATGCAAATGGTAATGTTCTCTATAAAGCTTACTTAGGTAAGCGAATCATCATTGATGATGGCGTACCGACAGAAACAAGTGATGGTGTAACAAAATACACTACTTATTTATTTGGTGCTGGTGCTATTGGGTATGCAGAAGGTTCGCCAGAAGTACCAACAGAAACAGATCGCGACAAATTAGCTGGTGAAGATATTCTTATCAACCGTAAGCATTTTGTATTACACCCTCGTGGTATTAAGTTTACGAATGCTACCGTTGCTAAGACAGCCCCTACAAACGCTGAATTAGAGTTAGCAGCTAACTGGGGTAAAGTTTACGAAGATAAAGATATTCGTATGGTTGCTTTAATTACATTGGGTTAATCAGAGAGGGGAATCCCCTCTTATTTTTATTTAAAAGGGGTGATGGTATGAGTGCTACAGCTTATCAAAGACGTAGACGCGAGCTTGCAAAAGCAAAACAGTTAGAAGAAGAAAAGGCAAAGGCTCAAACAAAACGAGCACCTAAGAGGGTGAAAGACGATGTGGAACCCGACAAGTGATGAAATCAATGGAATCATTGTACTAAACGGTGATAAACCTACGGCAAAACTTGTAGACCATTACACAGCACTAGCACCTGTTTTATACGACGTTGGATGTTCATGGACCAATAACGCGTTTGACATGTCAGAGGGGTCAGACAGGCAAAAACAAAGTGCAATGAAGCTATTTATCGCAAAGGCATGTCAGTACTTTGAATTAAAAATAGGGCTTGTAAGTCGGTCGATGGGTTCAGTCGCTTATTCTTTTTCAGATGAGATACCATCTACAGTTTATAAACCACTAAAGCCTTATCGGAAATTGAGGTGGTAGTATGTACGAAGAATTCCCGCATGAAGTTGAAGTAGTCAAGAAAAAACGCATTTCTGTTGGTGCAGGAGATCATAAAACAGATTGGTTTCCTGTTGATACTATTGAAGCGTTTGTAGACACGCCAACAAGTAAAGAGCAGTATTACGCACAGCAGTTAGGTAATCCATTACAACGCTACATGTACTACCCATATCGAACCGACTTAACATCAAGTATGCGATTGCGCTACGAAGGTGAAATATACGCCTTTGCAGGCAGGTCTGAAGATCAAGGCGGTCAACACGAAATCATGCGTATGGCATTAAAGTTGGTAACTGGATAATGGCTAGGATTACTTACTCAGGTCGCCAACTGATGAGGGCAGCACAAAGGTTTGAAGAGGGTTTACTAGATAAAATATCAGACATCGTTTATGAAACAGCTCGACTTATCCAGACGCAAGCAAAGGCTCTTGCCCCTGTTGATGATGGGAGTTTAAGAGACTCTATCGAAATGCAAATGCTTGGTAAGTACAATGCAGTTGTTTCAGTTGGGGTTCATTACGCAATTTACGTTGAACATGGGACTGGCATTTACGCAGAGAATGGAAATGGTAGAAGGACACCTTGGACGTACTACAGCGCAAAGCTAGGTCGCTATGTAACAACTGATGGTATGAGAGCTCAACCATTTTGGGGGCCTGCTGTAGATGCTGGTCAGGATTATTTTAAATCAGAAATGAGGCGATTAGGCTTATGACAGATTATTATGCCCTGCCTTTCTTTGAACTACAGAAAGTCATTTATCAAAAGTTAACTGCTTGTGAAATACTAACCAACATCACACGTAAGGATGATGAAGATCTTGGTGTATATGATGCAGTAGATGAAAATACACCTTATCCATACGTGACAATCTCAGAGCCTTATTCATCACCTTTTGACACTAAGACAAGTAATATTGAAACACTAACTTTTACGATACATGCATGGTGGAAAGATAATGATGATTACAGTGGTAAACGTAAAACATATGAAATGTTATCAGCTTGTCAGCAGGCTCTAATGGCTCGAAATTACATGATTCAAAATGCTACGGTATTAAGTGTCACAAGACGTGAATCACGCGTTATAGACGATAATAGCCCTGGTGTAAAGCATGGCATTTTAGTTGTGCAATATAAAATACAAAACATTTAAACCGTTTCCCCATATAGGGAGGCGGTTTTTATACTGGAGGGAATACACAAATGCAGAATGGTAAAGACACAGTTTTGCTTGTACAGCTTGCTACAAATGCATTAGGTGAAGATGGTTATTTAATTGGCCATTTAACAGAAAACAGTCACTCTATGGAGAATGAACTAGTTGATGAACAGACGAAATTTGGTCGTATAGTAGCCTATGGTTTATCAAGTGAATCATTTGAAGTAACCATGTTTGGTGACAAAACAGATCCAGGTCAAAAATCAATTTTGGATGCAATTCGAAAAAAAGTGCAGTTAAAAGTTTGGGAAGTTGATTTAAACACAGTGAAAAATGAGGCAGGCGAGGATGTGCATGATGCAATCTTTGCTTACACGTTAGTCGAATCTGTAGAGAAATCGAATCCAGGAGATAACTTCCAAGAAATTTCGGGAACATTACAAGTCATTGGTGAATCTAAAGAAGGTCAATTGCCTAAATTACCTGACTCAGTGATTGAGTTTGCAACATACGGCTTCGAAGCACCAGGAGAAAAAACAGGTGAATTCGGTAAAGGCCAAGATGATTCTGTGCCTGTAACGGGTGTTACAGCAACACCAGCTACTACATCAATCGCTGTTAGTGCAACAAAACAGTTAAGCGTCATTGTCGCTCCTGACAATGCTTCAAATCAAAATGTGACCTTTGCTTCAAGTGATGTTGCAGTGGCTAAAGTATCGCCAACGGGACTTGTGACAGGCTTAGCGGCAGGGACAGCTACAATCACTGTAACTTCACTAAGTGGGGCTAAAACAGCAACAGTTGCCGTAACAGTTACAGTTTAATCTAGAGGGCGCTAATATAGCGCTCTTTTCTTTTTAATTAAATTACTAGGAGGGCTATATAACATGGCTACATTATCAATTGGTAAGGTTCAACAAGATGCGAAATTTGGTTTTGCGTTTAAAAATTTGGCAGATAAAAACTACAACTCAACAGACAAAGAAGGCAATGAAGTGGGTGGTTTTAATGGCATTTATACAAGTCTTTTGCAGTACGATTTAGATGCACTAAAAGCATTTTGGGACTGTGGTTTAGCACATCTGAAAAAACGTCCATCTATGGCGGAAATCGAGGCAGGATTAGAGGCGCGAATTGAAGAAGATGGGGACACTGAAAAGCTGTTTAAAGAAGCATTCCGTGAAATTAACGATTCGGGTTTTTTCAAAAAAGATGCGAAGACATTCTGGAAGAACTTGAACATGTTCATAGAAATGGGCAAAACAGACGAAGAGAAGGCAGAGAACGCGAAGGGCGCTCAGATGATGCTAGAAGCGAAAGCCGAGCTATTGGACGAGGAAATCGAGTCGACGGATTAGAATGGCTAGAAGTCATTTCCAACGCCGCTGAGTACCTCAAGGTGCATGATGTGAGTTTAATTATGTCATGGACACCAAACGAGTATAAAGCACTCTTACAAGGCGCACAGTTGGGCATGGTTAGTGATTATGAAAATTTAGCAATTCAAGCAATGTACATCCGTAAAGCTGATAATGAGAAACGTCTGAAATTGACGGATTTATTTGACGCGGATAAGGCACGTAAACGGATTCTAGAAGGTGATAAGGACTGGAAGGAATCTAAAAAGATGGATACAACACTTTACAAAAAGGCGCAGGCAGATATGAAAGCTTGGGCTTCTAATTTGAGACAGTAAAGAGGTGAAATAGATGAACGGGAATTTTTCGGCACGTATTGGTGCTCGTATAACTGAGTTTATGGCACGTATGCGCCAGGTACAGAACACTATACGTACAACTGCAAATGATGTACGTGTTGATATTGGGGCTGATGTCAGTGAATTCAACCGTCGCATGGCTATGATTCGTGCACGAATTGCCGCGCTTGTTCGTGAACGGGTCGTTATTAAGATTGAAGCGAGAATAAAAGAGTTTCAGAATAGTATTAATCGTATTGCTACAAACATTAGAGCTTTTGGTGAGTTAGCACAACACACGATACAAGGTGCTCTGATTGCGTTACTTCCAGCAGTAGTTCCTCTAATTTCTAATATCGGTGTAGCTATTGCAAATTTAGGACCTATGATTGGTACAGTTGCAGGTTCTACATTTGCATTAGTTGGAGCATTTGCGGCAGCAGGTGCAGCAGCAGTGGCATTTGGTGCTGTTGCAATTCCTACTATCAAAGATCTATTTACTGAAACAGGCCCCCCATTCACAGCATTACAAAAGAAAGCTTGGAACTCTTTTGAAAGTGTAAAGAAAACATATCAATCTCTTGTAAAAGAGACTGAAAAGCCAGTCTTGGAAGCATTTACAAGTGCTATGCAAGCAACAAATACCATACTCAATAAATTACGTCCTTTATTCCTATCTAGTGCACAAGCAGTAGCCAATCTAATGAAGCAACTTAATACAGCAATAGGTACGCCGCCTGTACAGAAGTTTTTAGAATATCTAAACACTACCGGGGCCCCAATGCTAGAGACATTTGGACGATCATTTGGAAACGTATTTAAAGGTTTAGGCTCAATGCTTGTCGCATTTGCACCATTAAGTGCAAGTACAGCAAAAGGTTTCGAAGAAATGACCGCGCGTTTTGCGGAATGGGCGAATGGGTTAAGTGGTAGTGCGAAATTCCAAGCATTCATGGATTATGTGAGTACGAACATGCCGAAAGTTAGGGCTATTTTCCGTGATGCAATAGCAGGGGTCGTTTATTTCTTTAGTGCGTTTGCAAGTTCTTCATCAGGCATGATGGACGGGCTAGTAGATATGATGGCCCGATTCAAGGAGTGGTCAGCTTCTCTAAGCCAAAACCAAGGATTTCAACAATTTTTAAGCTATGTAAGTCAGTCGGCTCCGAGCGTTATGAAGCTAATAGGTAATTTAGTTACGTTTCTTGTTAACTTAGGTATTGGTATGGCTCCTTTAGGAGCAGCTATTGTTAACATTGCAAATAAATTTTTAGAGTTTACGAATAACATGATGGAGAACCATAGAATCATTGGTATTCTAATTGCTGCCTTTATCTCATTTGGTGGTATCATGCTTGCTGTGTTGCCGAACATTATCGCTTTTAGCAAGCTATTCAAAGGATTGGGTCCTTCGATTATAGGTGGAATTGGTAAGGCCTTTAAATTTATTAAGCCTCTGTTTACTAATTTTAGTGTTACAGTTGGGCGCATTGCTACAACTATTTTACCAAAGCTCGGCGCGGCTCTAGGCTTTATTATAAGTCCTGTGGGATTAATAATAGCAGCTATTGTGAGCTTAATTGCTATATTCGTAGGTCTTTATAAAACAAATGAAACTTTCCGTAATCAAGTTCAAATTGTTTGGGAAGCTATCAAAACAGGTATTTCTGTCGCTGTAACAGCAGTTAAAGACTTGATTATGTCAGTCTGGACACAGATAACAACTTTCTGGAATGAAAATCAAGAGAACATTAAGTCAACTGCATCAACTATCTGGAATGTCATTGGAACAGTCGTTACAACAGTGATGTCAGCAATCGGGGCAATCATGCAGTTTGTGTGGCCAGTTGTAAAAGCCTTAATTGTATCCACATGGAATGCAATTAAGAATGTTATTCAAGGTGCTATAGATGTAATTCTAGGGATAATCAAAACGTTCTCATCTTTATTCCAAGGTGACTGGCAAGGTGTATGGGATGGCATTAAACAAATCTTAAGTGGTGCGTTACAACTTGTCTGGGGTGTAGTTAACCTTTACTTTGTTGGAAAGTTACTTGGTCCATTAAAATCATTTGGTAGTTCGGCTAAATCAATACTACAAAGTGTTTGGACAGCCATTAAAGGTATCTTCACTAACACACTAAATGCGATAAAAACTCTTGTGACGAATATTTTTAATGGAATAAAATCAACGATTCAAAGCGTTTCAAATACTATAAAGTCCACAATTTCTAGTGTCTGGAATGGTATCAAATCTGTTATTACGACTGTCTTAAATGCTATCAAGTCAGTTGTCACAACTATTTGGAATGGTATCAAAAGTGTTATAACTTCGGTCCTTAACAAAATTAGAAGTACTGTTTCAACGGTTTGGAATGGTATCAAAAGTGTGATATCTAGCGTGTTAAATGGCATTAAAAGCGTCGTTACTTCTATTTGGAATGCGATTAAATCAGTTATATCATCTGTTTTAAATGGTATTAAAACTATTGTTTCTAACATGTGGAATGGCATTAAAACAACTGTAGAAACAGCTATGAATGGTGTTAAAACAGCGATTGAAACAGGTTGGAATGCTGCTAAATCATTCTTGCAAAATATCAATCTTTTACAGATTGGTAAAGACATCATAAATGGTTTAATCAAGGGTATTACAGACTCATTCGGTGCTGTTGCCTCTGCTCTAAGCTCATTAACAGATAAAATTCCGTCTTGGGTAAAATCAGCTTTGGGTATTCATTCACCATCAAGGGTCATGATTGCTATTGCAAAATGGATCCCGATTGGTGTTGCTAAAGGGATTGAAAGTACGACCAATGTTGTGAAAAATGCTGTTAATGCAATGACTAAAAAAGCTATTCCTGATTTTAGTAAGAATGTTTCTGTCACAAAAGAAATGATGCAGCAGACGCAAAAAGTAGTAAGTAATTCGCTAAAAGAGTCTAATAGTGAAGTATTAGCAATCCAAAAAGATTACGATGCGAAACGTGCAGAGCTTACAAAAAAATCAGATGCTCAGATTAAAGAAATTAAAGCTAAAGCTGCTGATAAAGGTAAGAAGCTTACTGCAGCACAACAACGACAAATCACAAAGATACAAGCAGATGAGAAAGCTAATCGTGAGAAAATAGCAAAAGATGAAGCGAAAGCAATCGAGAAGATTAAATCTAAATCGCAAAAAGAAACGTTTGATGCACTGAAAGACTTCGCAGATAAACAGATTGGTTTAGAAAAGTGGACGACTAAACAACAAGCTGAGTACTGGCAATATGCTGCTACAGCGTTCAAAGAAGGTACAGACGAACGTATTGAAGCGCAAATCAACTACAACAAAGCAATGTCTGATTTGACTAAAGAAAAATTCGATAAAGAGAAAGATTATATTGATCGCAAAAAGAAATATAATCAAATGTCTCTCACTCAAGAGCTTGCAGCTTATAACAAATACATGAAACAATATAAGGTTGGCAGTGAAGAGCGTATTTTCTATGAGGACAAGATTGCTGAAACTAAACAGGCTATTCATGAAAAGTTAACGTCACTTAATGATGAATACATCTCTAAAATGAAAGAGACTCAACAGAAGGAAATTGACGGAATCAAAGAGCTAGAAAAAGCTTATGAAGAGGCTGTTAATAACCGAGCTAGTAGTATTTATTCCTTTAAGAATCTGTTTGATGAAATTGGTGAAAAAGCACAAGTCACTAGCCAGCAAATGATTAAGAACTTACAAGATCAAGTTTCTGTCATGAGTAGTTGGGCGAGTGATATTCATGCACTTGCAGGTAAAGGTATCGAAAAAGGGTTACTCGCTGAATTACAAGCTATGGGACCAAACGCTTATGCTGAAATCGAAGCATTGAATAATATGACTGCCTCTGAACTTGGTCAATTTAATGATCTTTGGAAGACGAAAACAGCTCTTGCACGTAGTCAAGCTGAAGCTGAATTAGTTGGTTTGAGAGAGGATACAAACAAACAGGTTGAAGCTCTTAAAAATGACACGAAGACACAACTAGAGTCTTATAAAAATGAATGGCTTAAACAAATCAAAGCGATTAAAACAGGTACGACAGGCGAATTCAACGCAATGACAGCCTCTATGAAACAGATTGGCGAAAATGTTATACAAGGTCTTCGTAACGGTATGAAATCTGAAATACCTGCAATGTTGTCAGAAGTAAAAGCTATGGCAGCCGAAATAGAAAAAACCACACGAAAAGCATTGGGTGTTAAATCACCATCTCGTGTCATGATGGCTGTAGGTAAATGGATTCCACCAGGTCTTGCTAAAGGTATCGATAGTAGCGCAAAAGTAGTCGCAAAAGCTACAAACGCAATGGCTGCTAGTGCAATACCTGATATAAGTTCCAACCTAGCTGCTACAAAAGCAGAATTAAAATTAGCAGCATCTGATTTAACAAAAATGGCTAGAGCAGACTTGAGCGTCTTAACAGACGGATTGTCAGTAAGAAGTGCATTAAGTAGTGCGCATAATACGAACATTTCAAGTGAATCTGTGCTGGATTCATCTTTGTTCGATACTGTCATTCAGCTACTACAAGTAATCGCAGATAAGGACTTGTCACTTGATCTAGATGGTCGTGCCATAACGAATTATGTAGATGAGTATTCAGCTAAAAAAGCAGACTTGAAACGCTCTATGAAAGGAAGGTGATTGAATGGATGTAAAATTAGTCAAAACAAATGGGTCAGAAACAGTATTATCTGAGGAGCGATTTATTACTAAGGATATTACTGTGTCACCTATTGAGATTAAAAGAGATGTAGCAGATGTCGAAAGAAGAGCAGGTACTGTGAATGAACTAATCAAACACGGTTCAAGACGCATTCAGTTGCATCTTATGTTTGTGGCCAAAGACCATTCAGATTTTACCGTCCTTCGAGATAGAGCTTTCGACTTGTTTACAGATTTAGAGCCGTATTATTTATACGAGGCTATACCAACAAAGCAATCGACTATGTATGATTTTGAGTTGCCCGGCCGTGAGTGGGGTAAAGAACTTGATTTTACGCCTAGTGAGGTTGCTTTTTTACATGGGAAAAGATATTTCGTTATTAACAGTGATATGAGTGATATCGAACAAAAAGGACTCACAGGGCAATTCAGCGTTGAATTAGAGACTGACATGCTCCCTTATGGCGAAAGCTCAGCAACCCTAAAAGAATTGAAACTGTGGGACATAAATAAATGGGAATGGAATCAAGGCTTAACTTGGGATGATGATTTACAGTACAAGTTCATGGCTAACAACTTCTCATTAAAGAATCTAGGCAATGTAAAGATTGATCCGCGTGAAAGTGAGCTCAAAATAACCATAAAGGCTACAACATCTAGTTACTTAGAAATTAGAAATGTAACAACAGGCGAAGTATTTAGATTCAACGGTGCTTTATCTAGCGCAGATACATTAATTCTGAATGGCATTCACACCTACAAAAATGGTGCGAATGCCATTTTGAATACAAACAAAAAGTTATTAACACTGGCACCAGGAATAAACACATTCAGTGTTACTGGCGGAACTATTCAATCTATCGAGTTTGATTTTAGATTCCTTTATAAATAGAAAGGGTGTGAAAGAATGTCATTGGAATTGCATAACACTGAGAATCCGATTAGTAATCAAGAACGAAATAAAATCAATGAAAACTGGCAAAGGATTATATCGGGATACTCTTACTTGCAACAGCAAATTAAAGTGCTAGCAGGCGGTGCAGAGGTAGATGAACTAATTCTGCGGCTAAACGAAGCTGTAGATAATGCAAACATAGCTGTACAACAAGCCATTGATGCCAACAATACCGCAACTCAAGAAGCGATTGAAGCTAATAACACAGCGCTACAAACGGCTCTTAATACAGTCTCACAAACACTTATCGAGGTAAATGGGGCTATCACAGATGCTAATACTGCAACTACAGAAGCCAATATAGCTAAACAAGGAGCTTTGGATGCTACTGCACAAGCGCAGGCGGTCATTAGTACCATGCAGTCGTTTATCAACAACATGGGACATCGTACTGCTTGGTCTGAAACAACGCAGTATTTTAAGAATAATATGGTTCTTTACAACGGATCATCCTTTATTGCATTACAAGACAACGTCGGAAAGACACCACCAACTCTACCTACACAATCAAATGTTAATTGGTCTTTATTTGCTGAAAAAGGAGCTAAGGGTGATAAGGGCGACAAAGGCGAGAGGGGAACAGATGGTACAGGCGTAACAATTATAGGAAGTTTGGCAAGTGAGGCTGAATTACCCCAAACAGGCGGATTAGGTGATGCTTATTTAATAGACGGATTCCTATATGTGTGGAATGGTGCTGGTTGGGAGAACGTTGGGAAAATTCAAGGTCCACAGGGTAATCCTGGTCCACAAGGAGAGCAAGGTCCTCCCGGCAATGATGCAGACGTCACTGAATTAGCGCAGACCGTAACAACTTTACAACAAGAGGTTACTGATAATAAATCAGAAGTTACTGAACACTTGGCCGAAAATAACTTGAAGGCTCATGATATTCATAATATCAACGGATTGCAATCGGAATTAAATGTAAAAGCGAATAAACGACAAGAAGATTGGATTAGTTTACCTCTAATAAATGACTTTGAAAATGTGGTTGGTGTATTGAGTACTTACAAAGACGAATTTGATACCACACACATTTACGGCGTTATTAAAAATCCTAAGGCAACAGGGAATAAAATAGCGTGGAGCATGCCAGTGGGATACAGACCTGCTAGTAATTATTACAACTTATGTATTTTTACAAACAAAAACCAGATTGGCACTTTTTCAATAGCCACTAACGGCGACGTAACAATCGGAGATAGACCTTCAACTGATACTAATATTGTAATAGATATTTCGTATAGGTTGACTACTTAAGGGAGGTGGATACAGATGAAAAAAGTTGTTTATGAGGTGAATAATGATGGATATGTTATCGAAACTTATGTTGCAGAAGTTGGCTTAAATGATGAAATTTCAGATATTGACAAACAACATATGGTATCAATAACGATACCTAATGGATTATTTAAACCAAAATGGAATGGTGTGAAATGGATTGAGGGCGCTACTCAAGAGGAAATTGATGAAATTACTAAAGTTGAACCTTCGCCACCTAATGAAAGAGAACAAACTATTGAGTTATTAAAAAAGCAAAACCAAGCTTTATCTAAAATGAATACTGATCTTTCAAAAACTAATGCGGAGTTAAAGAAATCCATAGCTTTGCACGACGGCATCATCTCAGAACTCGTGTTAAAAATGTTCGATGAAGATACTGAGGTGATGTAATGGAAGATGTAAAATACATTCTAATATTCTTAACAAACAAGGTTGTTGGTGGAAAAATGAAATTCTATGCTATTCCTTCTCAATTGAAACAAGGTGTGTATGAAAATTTAAAAAAAGTAAATAAAGAACACTTAGCAGTAGGCTACGAGACTCCTGCGACAAGTTAATCGTTTCAAAATGTTCAGTAACTCATTGAATTAAATTAATCAAATATTTTATCAAAGCACTCTCGAATGAGGGTGCTTTTTCTGTGGATTGAAAGGATGTGAAATTATGAGATGTTAATTGTGACAAATTTTAAAGGCACACAGACAGAGCCCTTCTTTACAACTTCAGCACCGATTTTTGAGCAGGATACACTTGGCAATTTATCGCTTGAGTTTACCGTTAACAAAACTAACAACGAGGTCGGGTTTAACCTTTTACAAGAGGAGTCGGTGGTTACTGCTGCTGGCTACAATTTTCGAGTAAAACAGATTTACGACGATAAGCCAGGGCGTAAAACAACATTGGCCATATCTACATTTTTTGATCTATCGACGGTATTCAAAAGCTCTACATTAGGGGGCACTCATTCTATTCAGGAGTTTCTAACTTATTTGTTTACTGGAACAGGATGGACCGCAACATTTGATTTTACAGGCACTGAGACAATCGGAAAGTTTGGTATTAAAAATATCATTCAGTGTGTTAATCAAATTTGTGATGCATTCGATTGTGAATTTGAGATTTTACCAAATAATCGCGTTCATTTCAGTAAATCGCTTGGTCCAGATAATGGCGCTCAGTACAGATATGGACATAACATCAAAGCGCTTAGTCGTAAGGTTGATACAACACATTTAAGGACTAAGATTACAGCTACAGGCAAGGAAGGTCTTACCGTCACTTATACTTCTCCTAATCATACTATTTGGGGGATACGTGAAGCTGATCCAATCAGTGATGAACGTTTCACTGATGCTAATAACTTAACCAAAAAGGCTAAAAACTCGCTAATCGATTATCCAGAGGTTAGTTTTGAACTTGATACGATTGAGTTATTAGATAAACAGTTAGGTGAAAAAGTATGGTTGATTTATGAGCCAATAGAAGGCCTTGAATTACAGACACGTATTTTACAACGTACCTGTATTGTTGATGAGTTAACGGATGAATTAAAGACAATTGCTGTTAAGCTGGGTAACTCTTTACCTCGTACATTAACAGATAATGAAATCGATACCGAGGAACTTATCGAGGAAACAAAAGAAGAGTTAAGCGAAGTCATCGAGGACAATAAAAAGGAATTCAGATCAGCCATCACTCAAACGGATAGTCGTATCACGTTAGAAGTAGAGCAATTAAATAAGTCTATAGCTACTATTGATGTGAAGGCCGATAATATTAGCCTTACTGTAAATAATCGTATTACAAATGAAATGGCAGCCATTAATATCCGAGCTGATCAAATCCAATCTACAGTAAGCGCACAAGGCGTACAATTACATGGGGTGGATACAAGGGTAGCAAGTGCTGAATCCAGTATTACGCAGCACGCTCACCAAATTTCTCAGAAAGTAAGCACAACCGATTATAACGGAAACACAATATCTTCATTGATTAACCAGACAGCCTCTGAAGTACTCATTAAAGCTAGTAAAATTAAGTTTGTAGGTGAAATATATGCCCTTTCTGATATTAGTGGCAATTTAGGTACTATTCACGCTGGTAATATCAATATCCAACAACAGGTGAGCATCGGTAATCGCTTGAATATTCAGGGTTCAGGCGGCGCTATTCAATTTACAGAATCAATGGCTTCTATATCATCCATTGTTGGTTCGGGACTTACTATTTGGGATTCTAGTCAAGTACAACTGAATGCTAGTTCAATTAAATTTGGTAGTATTTTCGGCGGTGGGAATATTGATTTCGGGGGATTGTCGTCGTCGAACTATAGTAACATCACAGTAGGTAAGGCTAATACGCTTAATGGTTTTTCGCATTATGAATTTGCTACGGCCCATACAATGGGCATTGGGATTGCGTATAGTCCTGCATCAAGACTTATTTGGTTCCGTATGAACGGAGTAGATGTAGGCTCAGTAAAATTAACATAAGAAATGGAGAATGATAAAAATGGATTATCAAGTACAACTAAACAATGGACAGGCAATAAATTTAGCGAATGCGGAGTTTGATGCTGCGGCATTTACAACAACATTAAATGATCAAAAAATTAACTTTGTAAATATCGGTGGGGCCATCATTAATAAACACATCATTGTGAGTGTATTACCTGTTACGGCCACACAACCTGAAACAGAAACGCAAGCTTAGGCTTAGCGTTATAATTATTGTCTAAATTAGAAGGAAATCATTCCCTTTTGTCGAATTGAGTAGGTGAAAGGGGAAATGATTATTATGAGAGAAAAAGCAGAAAAAATGTTAATTGAATTATATGATTTTACAATCCGCGGAAATAAAAGTTCTGCTCAAATCAACAGAGAAGACGATTATCAATGGAGAGAAGATTTAAGAACTATTGACTACTTAGTTGAAAAAAGGTTAATTGAAAAGAAGGCGGCTACGGGATTTGTAATTATTAAGCTTACCTCTCATGGTATTGACTTTGTGGAAGATGAATTAATTTAAACTTTAAGCACTCTCATATTGATCTGACCCAAAAAAGTTAGACATATTTAGTTAGATTGGTGTCTAACTTTTACGGGGCAGATCATATGAGGGTGCTTTTATTTTGCGCTGTGAGAGCATTCGAAATGGGCAACGGTACATGTTACTGATTCCCGAAGCTTCTCATGGCTTTTTATTTTAACTAAATAGGGCAAAGGGTGATGGTATGGAAGGAACATATGTAAATATCAATGAGCACAATATGTTGAAAGAAAAGGTAAATGCTCATGAAGTGCGAATATCTATCGCAGAAAATAATATCAAGGATATGAAAGATGATTTAACAGCAATTAAATCAAATACAACGTGGATTGTCCGTTTAATAATCGGAGGGATAATCACGGGTGTAATTGGTGGAGCAATCGGATTGATTTTTGCAGCATACAAAATGTTTTAGGAGGAATTCATAATATGAAAATTAACTGGAAAGTACGACTACAACATAAACAATTTTGGGTGTCATTAATCGCATTACTTATCGTGCTCGCTAATCAAATAGCGGGCATTTTTCATGTTGATATTACTATCTACAACGATCAAGTTACAGCTATTTCCGAAACGGTTCTGAGCATTTTAGGACTACTTGGTATTGTTATCGACCCAACAACAAAAGGGACGTCTGATAGTGATCAGGCTTTAAAATACCACAAACCAAAGGATGGTGAGCTGTAATGGCATACACATTCAAGCAAAATTTATTACCGTCCAGCAAGTATGGAATCAAAGCACCATACGGCATAACACCACAATACATCACTGTACACAACACGGCCAATGATGCTTCAGCAGCCAATGAAATTAAATACATGTTAAGCAATAACAACGAGGTATCCTATCACATTGCTGTAGATGACAAAGAAGTTATTCAAGGCATCCCGTATAATCGTAACGCTTGGCATTGTGGAGATGGTAGAGGGTCAGGAAATATGAAGTCAATTGGTATTGAAATTTGCTACAGCAAAAGTGGTGGGGCTCGTTATGCTTTTGCGGAAGAAAATGCAGTACAGTATATTGCTAAGTTGCTCAAGGAGTTTGGTTGGGGAATTGAGCGGGTTAAAAAGCATCAAGATTGGAACGGAAAATACTGCCCACATCGAATTTTAAGTGAAAACCGTTGGAAAAGTTTCTTGAAACTAATTGAACAGGCTACGAAGCCAACAACACAACAAAAGGAGGAAAACAAAGTGGCGCAAAATACTTATTGGAATCCAGGTTCGCCAGCTATGAAAACTGAAACAGAAAACTTTATTGCACACGCCGTTAAGGACGGTATTATACAGGAATCGCATTTGAAGGATTTGCAGAATGGTACAATGACAAGCGACAGATTGTTAGGTTTGTATATTACGATTCAGCAACGGCGTAATAAATAAAAAATGATGGCCAGCAAAGCTAATTTAGCAGAGCTGGCCATTAATAATCTAATAATTTGCTGTTTCAAGTTGATTAACAGTTTTTGTATCAAGTATTTCTTCTCGGGTTTCTTTACCAACTGAGTACTTAATTCTTATATATCGATTATCACTTTTCATAATATTTGAATTGGTATTGATTTTTAATATAAGCTTAAGAGCATTATCTTTATTTACAATAATATTTTCAGCTAATTTTACTTCGCCACCAATACTTTCTAATTCTTCGTGAACACCCCTACGTGAATACTTATCCCCAATATAAAAAGAATAATTAAATTCATCTATTAATTTGTAATCATCAATTACATCATCTGCTTTTACAATTTCAATTTTATCAATCGTTGCAGGATTTTTTCCTAAATACTCTAAATCAGAAACGATGTAATAAACACTATCTTTACTAAAATTGCTTGTGGAAATACTTGTAGCATTAAATAAGCTTTCGTTGAGATCATTAGAACAACCTGTAAGGAATGTAAAAAATAATAGAATAAACAATAATTTTTTCATTTATATCCTCCTGAATACCATGAAATAATATTCCAATTTTAATATAATTTTAAAAAATATTCCAAAATAGAGATTTTAATGGTATGCTGTTATTGTACCATCAAAAAACCAAAGGAGGTAATATTTTGAAAAAAATATTTTTTGCAGTTTTATTAATCTTCGGTACATATTTTAGTGCTAATAGTATTGCGTCTGCAAGTACGTTGGAGGATAGCGATTTAAATGAAATCGCTGAGAAGAATGGTTACTCCATTGAGTCAGTAGATTTAACAGATTATATTCAAGAGAAAGCGCTTGATGAAGGTAGAACTTATGAAGAAGTAGCAAATGAGATATTTGCGGCTGCTGAAGCAGTACACAAAAGAGTTTCTAATGAGGATTTATATAATGATTTAGTAACAACTACTGATACATTAAATGCTGTACCATTATCTTCTGTTATCGAATCATTTGATGTTAGTCAAAATAATTTTTCGGCATTAGCTGCTGATCCACCTGCAAAGTTATTTTCTAATAGACATAATTTAATTAAAGGTGAGAATTTTGGACTTGAATACGGTGTAAAGGCTGTTGTTTATTCATCTGGTTCATTTAGAGAGTTTGTTTCGATAAATAAAAGTACAGCTTATGTTACTACTTATGGCAGTGGTAAGAATTCTTGGGATAACTTGTATACAGACCCATCAATAGTTAATGCTACTACAATGAATTTTGATGCTAAAGGTGCACTAAATTTCCAAGTTACTAAAGCTTATTCAGCAGGATTCGCAGCTGCAGGATTTGATTTATCAAAAACTGTTGGCGAAACTTATTATTATCGTTTAATTCACCGTGTTAATTATAATTTTAGTTTATATTAATATTTATTTTTCTACAAAAATGCCCAGGTACTCAATTAATTTTGAACCTGGGCATTTTTTATTTCCACAAATTTCACTTGATCAAATACAAACGAATGTTCTGTATTGAGGAGTGTGGAAAGGTGAAAGAACAACTGAAAAATAAAGCTAATATTAAGTCAGATAAGGCAGTTGATGCTACTCATAAAGAATCATGGAATTGGGCAATTTCACAAGAAATCATTAAAGGTGACGGTAAATCAATGAATCCTTCTGGAGTTTTAACTCGTCAACAAATGGCTACAATGCTAAAACGTTATTATGAATACATAGTAAAGTAATAGATACATAAGGTGGGATATTTTTGTCTCACCTTTTATTTTTTACTTAATTTTTTTATCTGTTACATTAGTAAATTAGTTGTAAGAATATTACATGAAATCTAGCATATAAGAATAATAGCAGGGAAATTAGATATAAAGAAAGGATGGATGGATGGATGAGTGGTAAAACTATAAAGATAAAGGTTGGAAAATACAATTGCACTGTAATAGGAGTTAATGAGTCTAGTGAAGAAGCAATTATGAACTTTCGTAAAAAACTAACTGAGATTATGAGGAATAAATAAGGAATAGGGTTCAGTAAATAGAAAGGAAAATGTATGGTGGGGAAAGAAACTATTATGAAAATCGGAAAATACACTTTAGTAGGAAGGGCGCTTAATGAACCAAGTGAAGAAGCGATTTTAAAATGTAGAAAAATAGTAAATGAAGTAATGCGAAATTACCTTAGTAAAAAGATGATTGAAAGAGAAGGATAACGATGGGGAAGATTAGGAATGTACCTGTGTTAAAAGAAATTAAACCTCCAGATAGAGAAGCTACTCCTGAAGAAATAGCCGAAGCTAAAGAAAATTTGGAAGAGGTACTAGCAAATATTTTCCTTTACTATTACAAATCGGAAAGAGATAATAAAACAAAGGATTAAGTAACTAGGGTGTACTTTTGGGTACACTCTTTTTTTGTTTGTTGTAGTAATTCAACAGGTTAAATCAAAATTCACAATTCAATAAAAAAGCATTTCCTTGTGTTGTTCATTTTGGTAATATATAGGTAAATACTGTATTGGAGGTTTAGAGCATGAAAATAAATATTATTTGTGAAAAGTGTGAAACAGAAGTTGAATTAACTCCCAAAACTGTAGGTAGACATGCTAGCTTGAATGATTTAGGTAATAGGTTTAGAATTAGTGAAATTAAACTTGATGAAAACTTTGATGAAGATGAGCCGCCAAAAGAGTTTAGCGATTTAGACATTAGAGTAGAGGAATTAAGAATCGATTGTAAAAATTGTGGAGAATATATTGTTTTAACTGATTTTCCTACATATGTTTATAGATAA